TGCCCTCCAGGGCGTGTTGACTTCCCGTCTGGCCCTCGGTGGAGGGCCAGCCAGTGAAATCGGTGTTTCTCCCGCGTTCGCCTAACTGGGCTTCTACAACCCGCGGGTGTTGTTGCCCTCACCACTTCCGATAGCAGCTAGGGCTCGATGTGTTTGGCCTTGGGCTTCCCTCGCAACGCCTTCAATCGGCATACAGCGCTGGTCATGGGGTATCAGTGTTACTCCGCGCTTGAGTGCAGCCCGGCGGCCCGTTGAGTAGGGCACGTACGCGCGGATTGCCGACCCGAACATCGGCTGGGCTTAGTACTGCATTGGCTGTTTCCTCCTATTGGTGTCATCTCGGTCGCTTCTCCTTGTCGGGGCTCGTTCCCACTCCTGCGTTCGCTTCTTTGGTCTATTGGCAGGTGACTTGAGCAACGTCGCGTGCAACGCATGGGCTTGCACGGCTGGACTGTCCGGCCCAGCTCAGGCTGCGTCTTTTGCCTCTTCCAGCGTCTCGCGACGTTGGCGCAGCAGAGGGTTCCCAAATTGTCGAAAGAGCGGTCGGCTCGGTGGCCTGGCCGGCGGTGTGTTGCTCGGCGTTGATGCAACATTAGGATAAGCACGTTAACTCTGTCAATAAACTTGTGAAAGATTTTTTTAGCGGCTATGATTCGTCTCACATAGAGGAGGCGCCAAGCCATGAAAAGCAAAGACGTACTTGAGTTTTTTGGTGGTACCAATGCCACGGCGCGCGCGCTGTGCCTGAGCGCTGCGGCAGTTTCGCAATGGGGAGATGAGGTTCCGGCTCCTCGCCGAGGGCACGTCGAACTGGCAATGAAAGCTGAGCACCAGCGCCGTGTGAAGGAAGCAAAGAAAGCGCGCAGGAAAATGGCCGCCCTTTCCAAAGCTACGGCGTAGCTGGAGGCTCCCAACATGGCTAGACAATACCTATCCACTGATGACTACGCCGCAATGGCGGTCGCTGCCGAAGAAATGGCAGAGCGGAGCGCTGGTATTCGGAAGGAAATGAACAAGGCCCTGAGCGAACGCTACAGGGCCTTGTCGGTGCGTGCATCGGTGGCAGCCGAATCACGCTTGGGAAATAGCAAACGGACGGACCGAGTATGAGCAATATCGTTTCTTTACGCAACACCGGGGGGTTTACCCGGATGGACAACGAGCTGTATGAAGCCCTGATAGGGGCTGAATTGTCGGGGCGCGAGCTTCGTGTCGCCCTGGCCATCCATCGCCTCACCGTTGGGTACAACGTCGAGGAGGCGCGCATCGCTGCCTCGGTTATCGCTGACATGTCCGGCATCCACCGAGAGGATGTTTCCCGGGCCATCTGCGAGCTAATCCGTCAGCGAGTGATTTACCGTACCGGAGGCAGTCGGAGCCCGATGGGTTTCGCTCCGGTTTCTGAGTGGAAAATCGACGGCAAGAAAACCCATCAGAACAAGCAGAAATCAGTGCCACAGTGTGGCGTTTCTACCACATCCAATGTGGCGTTCTTACCACACAATAAAGACAGTAAAGACAATTCAGTTCCTTCGGAACTTGTCGACGCTGGGCGTCAACCTGAGCAGGGCGAGCTGATCTCTGAACCTGTTCGCCAAGCTCCCCGTGTCGAGGCATGTCCGCACCAAGCCATTGTCGACCTGTACCACGAAATCCTATCCGAACTCCCATCTGTCGCCCTGATCAACAAGGGACGGCGTCAGCATCTCCAAGGCCGGTGGCGTGAGCATGCAGCTCACCGTGACCTTGGGTTCTGGCGTGAGTATTTCGAGAGCGTGAAGGCCTCTCCGTTTCTGATGGGCAAGGTTCCAGGCCGCAATGGCGCAAAGCCGTTCCGGGCCACCTTCGACTGGCTGATTGCTCCCTCCAACTTCGTCAAGGTTGTGGAGGGCAATTACCATGCGTGATCCCTACAGCCTCGAAGCCGAGCATGGGGTTCTTGGCGCGATGATGCAGCGTCCAGAGCTAATCGACGTTCTTGCCGATGAGCTGACCCCGGAGTCGTTCTACTTCGCAGACAACGCTGAAGTATTCCGGGCGATCATGGCGGTACGTTCTGCCAACAAGGCGGTCGACTTCCTGACCGTGGCTGAGCAGCTTGGAGCGCTTCCTAGCGAGACCCCGGCACTGGCTTACTGCTGCGAGATCGTGAAGAACACTCCCAGTATTGCCAGCGCCTCGACTTATGCCCGTATCGTCCATGAGCGCGCTGTGGACCGGGCACTGCACGTCGCTGCCCAGGACATTTCCGAGATTGCCAGTTCGAATCAAGAGACCGCCGAAAAGGTCTCTGCTGCTCATGCCGCAATTATGGCGGTGGATGCCGGCGAAACTAGCGTTGACGTTCAGAAGGCTTCAGATGTCCTAGCAAGCCAGGTCGAGGTCTGGCAGCACCGCCACGACCGTTATCAGAGCGGCCAAACTCTGATGGGCATTTCTTCTGGATTGACTGATCTTGACGCCAAGATCGGCGGTTTCTTGCCCGGCCAACTGATCGTCGTAGCTGGCCGGCCAGCTATGGGCAAGACAACCTTCGCAATGTCCTGCTCGATCCATGCGGCGCTCAAGGAACGGAAGTCAGTGCTGGCTCTTAGCCTTGAGATGAGCAATGGACAGCTCATTGATCGTGCCGTTGCTTCAGTCGGGAAGATTCCGCTGAGCATGATTCGAAACGGTACCGCATGCGAGGAGTACGGTACCGAACTGGGCGCCGCATCGCGGGCCATCAGCATGTCCAACCTGTACCTCGCTGATAAGCCAGCTCTGAATACGATCGGTAGAGTTCGCGCCATGGCACGGCGCCACAAGATGCGCTATGGACTCGACATGCTGATGGTCGACTACCTGCAACTCATGGACGGAGAGGGGGAGAGCCGCGTCAACGTCATCAGCTCAATCAGTCGCGGCTTCAAACTCCTGGCAGGCGAACTTGGCGTTCCAGTGATTCTCCTAAGCCAGCTTTCCCGAAAGTGTGAGGAGCGCCCTAACAAGCGTCCGATCCAATCCGACCTCCGCGAATCCGGCGCTATTGAGCAGGACGCAGACATCATCCTCTTTGTGTATCGGGATGAGGTCTACAACGAGCATACCGAGTTCAAAGGCGTGGCCGAGATCATCATCGCAAAGGGACGCGAAGTTGAAACGGGTACGGTGCGCGCTGCGTTTCTTGGTCAGTACAACCGCTTTGAAAACCTGTCTGCCGAGTGGCGTCCTGATGAAGTGGTTAGACCGCAAAAGGTAACTCGACTGTCTGATCGCTACGGCAGCAAAGGAGCGGACAAATGAAACGCTCCTGGACCGTAATCGTAGGCGCCAAGCGCTTCACGATGATTCTGATGGACGACAGCGACCCGGTTGAAGTCGTGAAGAGCATCTGGCCGCAGGGGAGGGTTGCGAAATGAAGACCTTCGAACTCCTGCGGATGGAAGGCCTGCGCACCTACGGTCGTCAGGTCGAGGCCAGTACTTGGCGCGAAGCCGAGATGCAATGCCGCGACGGCGAGATCGTAAACGGCGAACTGATCGGTGTGTACGACTGCGATCCGGTGACTGAGGCGGTCTGCACTGCGCGCAATGACGTAATGATTGAGCGGATGGGGGTGTGCTGTGGGTAGTGTAGAGAGAATTTTCTCCGGTGACGTAATTGATGATGCGTCCCATTTTTTTACCCCAATGCCAGCTGACCTCGTGGATGGCCTGATCGGCCAGTACAACGCCACCCGCGCCGGCATCACCGACCTGGCCCAGGCCGTGCGCGCTGAGCAGTGCCGCGGCGTGCTGCACTACTTCGTCGAGGGCAACGTCTCCGACCAGCGCCACACGCTACCGAAGGCCGTGGATCAAATGTTCCGGGTGGAAGGCGCGATCGCCCAGCTGAATGCCGACTTCTGGAACCGGGCGCTGCGCCTGACCGACGTGCTCGACTACATGCCGCAGAAGCGCCGCGACCAGTGGTTCGAGCAAATCCGCAACCCGGAAGGCCGGAAGGCCAATAAGCACACCAGCGAGGCCGAGCTGCCGCCGCTTCCGGAGTTCGAAGAGGCGACGGTGCGCGCCACCCTGGGCGGCCTGCTGGCCAGCCGCGCGCAGTTCTTCGCCGAGCGCGTCGACGGCATCTTCCGCTCGCTGAGCAAGGAGCACGTCACCAACTGCCCGCAGGGCTTCAACAAGCGCATGATCCTGCTGCGCGCGATCAGCTGCTACGGGACCATCGAGCACTCCACCTCCGGCGTGATCAACGACCTGCGCTGCGTCATCGCGAAGTTCATGGGTCGGGATGAGCCGAAGTGGGGCGCCACCGATGAGGTGATCAGGGTCGCGCGCCAGGACAACGGCCAGTGGATGTCGATCGATGGCGGCTCGCTGCGCATCCGCATCTACAACGGCGTCGGCACCGCGCATCTGGAAGTGCACCCGGACATCGCGTGGCGCCTCAATGCAGTGCTCGCCAGCATCTACCCGGCCGCTATCCCGGCGGAGTTCAGGACCAAGCCGAAGCGCCAGAAGAAGGTCAAGGACTTCGAGCTGTTCGACAAGCTGCTGCCGTTCGCTGTGCTGTCGCTGCTGTCCGGCATGAAGCCCGCTTGGCGCAAGAACGAAAGCCAGGACTTCCGGGCGCCGAAGTTCGTCGACATCCCGCGCACGCGCCGCTTCGAACATGGCGACCACGACAAGGCCGCGATCGCCGAAGCCGAGAAGGTGCTGGCTGCGATCGGCGGCGTCCGCGACAAAGAGGGCGACCGCGAGTTCTGGCGCTTCGACTACGAGCCCGGCCAGGTGCTGAGCGAGGTCATTTGCAACGGCAGGATCCCCGACCACAAGAGCCACCAGTTCTACCCGACGCCGTCGAGCGTTGGCGAGCTGGCGGTCGATCAGGCCCTGGTCGGCGCGACCAGCGACATGAATTGGCTGGAGCCGAGCGCGGGGCAGGGTGGGCTCGCGGACCTGATGCCAACGGGGAGAACGCAGTGCGTCGAGATCAGCCCGCTGCACTGCTCAATCCTCAAGGCCAAGGGGCACAACGTGATCCAGGCGGACTTCCTGAAGTTCCAGCCTGCCGGCAACTTCGATCGCATTGTGATGAACCCGCCCTTCAGCGAGGGCCGCTGGCGGGCGCACCTGCAGCACGCCGCCAGCATGTTGAACTCGGTTGGCGGTCGCCTCGTCGCCATCCTGCCGGCCAGCACCAAGGGAAAGCAGCTGCTCGAAGGCTTCGACCACGAGTACTCGCAGGTCTTCGAGAACGAGTTTGCCGGAACCTCGGTCAGCGTGGTGATCCTTTCTGCGGAGGTGTGCTGTGGCTAATCCACGCTTTCACCTGCGCAACGAGACTGATCGTCAGCGCGCTATAGCGATCCTTCAGCGCGTTGACTTGACCGAGGGCAAGACCTGGAGCCTGCACGACGAAGCCCGCAGCGATGCGCAAAACAGGCGTATGTGGGCCATGTTGCGCGACATCAGTCAGCAGGTCGAGTGGTATGGCCGGAAGCTGGACGACGAGAGCTGGAAGCACGTCTTCAGTGCGGCGGTGCAACAGCAGGACGCTGTTCCCGGAATCAACGGCGGCTTCGTGGTCCTAGGCGTCTCCACCCGCAAGCAATCCAAGAAGTGGTTCAACGAAATGTTCCTTGTGATGGAGTCCTTCGCTGCTGAGCGCGGAGTGAAGTTCACCACTCGTGATTATTGGGAGGCCGCATGAGCAAGTTCAAGGCGGGCGATCTCGCTCTTAATCTGCAAGACATCCCCAACTGCATCAGTGCGGGAGTGGTAGTCGAGTTGATGTCTCGACTTGCCCCTGGTGATCTATTTGTCGACGACGGCCAGACCTTTCAGGTGAATCGGCCAGCTTGGTGGGTGCTCCATGAAGGAGACCGGCTCTACATCCCTGAACGGTATCTCATGCCCCTGCGCGGCGACTTCCAGCCCGAGCAGCAGAAGGCGAAGGGGGTGGAGGCATGAAGTTCTGGACTTGGCTAAAGCGCTTCGCCGAACGCAAGGAGCGCCAGGCTTGGCTTGAAACGCGATATAGCGACCAGATGTGTCCGCATTGCAACACTTGGCAGGGCAACTGCGGTGGCTGGGTGGAATCGGTTGAGGTCGATCAGATGCATGACCGCCTGACGTGCGGGAGGTGTGGGCAGCATTCAACTTGGTTCATGGGGTGCCCGGTTTTGATCCTTGTAGATCCCAAGGTGACGGCATGACGCTTTCCACCAGCCAGCCCAAGCCCCGCAAGTGCAAGAACCCTGAGTGCGGCACCACGTTCGTCCCTCAGCGCCTCGGGCAGCGCGTCTGCTCACCAGCCTGCGCCCTGGCCATCAAGGAAAAGCACGCCAAGCCGGCGAGAAAGGCCATCGCTGACCGCGAGCGCCGGGAGATCAAAGTGCGGAAGGAGAGGCTGAAGACGCACAGCGACCACATCAAAGATGCAGAGAAAGCCGTTCGGGACTACCGGCGATCCTACGAACTTTCCATCGGCAGCGGCTGCATGAGCTGCGGCAAGTCTCAGGCCGAGGTACTAGCCGAACAAGGCTGGAAGACTGGAGGTGCATTCGACGCAGGGCATTTTCTCGGCAAGGGGGCAAGGCCCGAGCACCGCCTGGAGCCATCCAACATATGGCTTCAATGCAAGGCCTGTAACGCTGGCTCCAGCAAGTACGCCAGGAAGGGGCTTACCGTTTCCCAGGGCTTCCGTGAGGGCTTGATCGAACGCATCGGCCTGGAAGCTGTAGAGGCTCTGGAAGCCGATCACCGTCCCCGCAAGTACACGAACGACGAACTGAAGGCGATCACCGCCGAGTACCGCGCCAAGCTGCGCGAGCTGAAGAGGGCAACGGCATGACCAGAGATGCTGAAGAGCTTCTGACCCAATGGGGAAAATGGGTTTGGCAAGAGACCGGCGTTCCTCGCTGCGGGTCTCCGATGCTTGCGATCATGCGAGACAATGTTGCAATGGAACAATGCTTGCCCGCATCAATCTCCGATGACGATGCAATGCTCATTGACGGGATTATCGCAAGGATGGGGCGCAGAGACGAAGAGATGGCTAATTGCGTGCGGGTGTATTACGCAACGGAAATGACGATGCAGCAGGTTGGGAAGTTGTTAAACCTGAATCGCTTGAAAGTTCGAGAGCTGCTAATCGCTGGTAGGTGTTATGTAGAGGCTGTTCTTGATATGAGGGAGAGAATAGCGATTCGCGATGCTGCCTGACATCAGATCGCCAAGATAATAGTTGACCGTGTTAACTCGAAAATATAGGATTTATGGAAGATTGCGGTTTTACCGCATGAGAATCCATAGGGTTGCCCAGCCTAGCGCTGGGCTTTTTCGTTTCTGCGCCTCCCCACAGCGCATGCCCGCAGCCGCGCGGGCGTTTTATTCCTTCGTGCAATAGCCCGGTAAGAAGTATGACCGACGACCGCGTAATGTCCGCTGCCAGTTACACGGGCGCCGGGATATCTGTTTTGTCCGGACTCACTCTGACTGATGTTGGGATTATCGTCGGTATCGCCACGGCCATCCTGACGTTCATTGCCAACATCGTTTGGCAGGTAAGAAAGGATCGGAGAGAGAAGGAGCTATACGAGCTGGAGAGGCAGGCCCTTCATGAGAAGCTTGGCCGGTGAAGACCTGGCAGCGCGTAACTGGCGCCGTGGCAATCGCCAGCGCACTGGTTGCTGCGCACGAAGGCCGCAGCCTTGTTGCATACGTCGACCCAGTGGGGATTCCCACAATCTGCGAAGGCATTACCGCAGGGGTTCGGCTTGGCGACAGGGCAACGCCTCAGCAATGTGACGCACTTCTCGAAGCAGAGGTGCGCAAATCCCTCTCCTCAGTTGAGCGCATGGCAACAGTCCAGATGCCCGACACCCGGAAGGCTGCGCTAGCGTCATTCGTCTACAACGTGGGCGAAACGCAGTTCTCCAGGTCCACGCTTCTCCGAAAGCTGAACGCTGGAGACGTCAAGGGGGCATGCGCCGAGTTGTCCCGCTGGGTGTATGCCGGCGGCAAGGTCTACAAGGGCCTCGTTAATCGGCGCAAGGCAGAGCGGGAGCTGTGTGAGCAGGGGCTATGACCAAATATCTGCTCATCGCTGTAGGCGTGCTGGCGATTCTTCTCGCTGGTACCGCAGCAGCCTGGCGCATGAGCGTTCTCAGCAATGAGCGTGACCAGTACCGCGCTTCCGCTGAGCAAGCCAAGGCACAGGCCAGCGACTATCAGCGCCGCGTAGAAGCCGGTAACGCCATCGAGCGCACATACCTAGAGGCAGTGAAGAGTGCAAACGCTCAAAACGATCAGCTTCGCGCTGACATCGCTTCTGGTGCTCGCCGGGTGTACGTCAAGGCCAGTTGTCCAGTGCAGCATCCCGGAGCCGCCCCCGGCTCTGATGCAGGAAGAGCCGAGCTTGCTCCCTCTGATGGACAAACTGTTTCAGATCTCCGAGCCGGCATCGAGCGGAAAGAAGCGCTGATCCGTTCTCTTCAGCAGTACATCAAAGAGGCCACCAAATGACCTTCTCCGTCTCCAAGTACAAAGAGAAAGCGCCTCAGATTGAGGCTGTCGAGTTTCGCGATATGGCAGACGCCGGATTGCTTGCGAATTTCGCCAAGGCCGAATCGTTCAATGCTCACGTTCCGAATGGCGAACTCACTCTTTCCCTGACTGCTAGCCGCTTCATCACGCTGTCGGTCAGTGATGTGCTGATCAAGAACGGCGAAGAGGTCAGCGTCATGAAGGGTGAGGATTTCTATAAGCAATACGAACCTGCTTAAGAAAAACTATCAAGGTGAATCATTATGGCTCGTGGCGGAAAGCGTGAAGGCGCTGGCCGGCCCAAGGGCAGTCGTAACAAACTGACGGCTGACATCAAGGCTGTTGCTCAGTCCTTCGGCGAAGAAGGGATTATGCATCTGGTCGAGATCGCCAGGAATGGTGACGCACCGCCTGCTGCTCGCGTTGCTGCGGTGAAAGAGATTCTCGACCGTGGATATGGCAAGGCCAAGCAGCCGCTTGAGCACACTGGCGAAGATGGCGAGCCAATCAAGGCCATCACTGAGATCCGCATTGTTGGTGTGAGCCCGGATGGAAATCCGCGTACCTGAGAAGCTGGTTGACGCCTTCCTGGGTCAAGCGGACGTTCGTGGTGCATGGGGCGGTCGTGGGTCTGGCAAGACCGTAAGCTTCGCCGAGATGATCGCTGTTCACGCCAGGCGCTTTGCTGAGGCCGGCATCACAGGCGTAATGCTCTGCGCTCGCCAGCATATGAACTCGATCAAGGAGTCGTCGTTTGCTGAGATCAAGGCAGCGATCCTTGGCAATGACGATCTGCGCCCATGCTTTGAGGTGGGCGAGAACTTCATTCGCACGCGTGGCTTTGCTGGTCGTGTCGACTTCATCTTCCGCGGGCTGAATGAGAACCTGGACAGCATCAAGTCCACCGCTCGCATTCTGATCTGTTGGATCGACGAGGCCGAGAACGTCAGCGAGGATGCGTATATCAAGCTTATTCCAACTCTTCGTGCTGAGGATGAAGGCTGGAACGCTGAGCTTTGGGTGACATGGAACCCTGAGCGTCGCAATAGCCCAACTGACAAGCGCTTCAGGCAGTCGAAAGACCCGCTTATCAAGATCGTCGAACTCAACTGGCGAGACAACCCGTGGTTCCCGGAGAAGCTGAACCGCGAACGACTGCGCGACAAGGCCGAGCGCCCTGACGAGTACGACTGGATCTGGGAAGGCGCATATCGAGGCATTGTCCGTGGCGCCGTCTATGGCGATGAGATCAAGGCGCTTGACGCATCTGATCGTCTGACGCATGTCCCCTACGACAGGACCAAGCCAGTCCATATCTTCTGGGACTTGGGGCGCGCTGATAAGACGGCGATCTGGTTCGCCCAGGTCATCCCGTTCGGGTTTGCGATCCTCGATTACTACGAGCAGTCCGGCAAAGCGCTGGACCACTTCGTGCGTGAACTCCAGTCGAGGGGATACGCATACGGGGACTGTTGGCTGCCTCATGACGCAGAGAACGAACTTCTCGCTTCCCGGTTGACGGTTGCCCAACAGCTTCGAGATGCCGGATTCAAGGTGCGTATCGTCAAGAAGATCAGGGTGAGCGAGGGTATCAACGCTGCTCGCATGATCTTTGATCGGTGCTGGTTCGACCGGACCAAGACAGAGCATGGCCTAGAGGCGCTCAGAAGCTATCGCTACGAGTACAACGAAGACCGCCAGGAATTCACTCGAGAGCCGATCCACGATTGGGCCTCGCATGGCGCCGACGCATTCCGCTACCTCGCTATTGCCCTCAAGCATGACAGCGAGCCCAAGCAGCAAAAGACTAAGGCCAAGCCGCCCCGGGTGGGCGCTAACTCTTGGATGGCATGATGGCTGAGAAAGAAGACGAGATCGTTCAAGAGGCGAAGGAGCGGTTCAAGTACGCTCTGGACTTTGAGGACAGCTTCCGCAAGCTGTTCGTGGATGATCTGAAGTTCTGCAACGCCGACAGCGACAACGGCTATCAGTGGCCAAATGATCTGCGTAAGAACCGCGAGATCGATGCGCGTCCATGCCTGACGATCAACAAGACTCGGCAGCATGTACTGCTGATTACCAACGATGCAAAGCAGAACAAGCCGAGCGTCAAGGTACAGGCAACTGGCGGTGACGCCACCTACGAAGCCGCCCAGGTCTTCGAAGGCGTTGTGCGTCACATCGAGTACATCAGCAATGCGCAGGATGCATACGACACTGCGCTCGAGCACCAGGTGCAGGGTGGCGTCGGCTACTGGCGCGTCGTGACTGATTACGTCGACGATGAGTCGTTCGATCAAGACATCTTCATCAAGCGCGTGCGCGATCCGCTGTGTGTGCTGATCGATCCCGACGCGAAAGAGGCAGACGCATCCGATGCCAAGTGGGGATTCGTCTTCGACAATCTCAAGAAGGAAGACTTCAAGCGGAAGTATCCCAAGATCGAGGTGGGCAATGATGCACCGCTCGGCGAGGGATCTGATTGGGTGACTGAAGACCACGTGCGAGTGGCTGAATACTACCGTTGCGAGTACGTGAAGGATGAGTTGATTGCGCTGCCGGTGCCTGATGAGTTTGGCGGCAGCACTATCCAGATGATCAAGGCCAGCGAAATGCCGGCTGACATTCTGAAGGCCATCCGCGGCGACGAATCAATCCAGCGTCGGCCGATCCAGCGCAAGACCTGGAAGTGGTATCTCATTGCCGGTGGCAAGATCGTCGACAAGAAAGACTGGCCGGGCGACACGCTGCCCATCGTCAAGGCAGTCGGCGAAGAGATGATCATCGAGGGCAAGCTGGAGCGAAAGGGTCACGTCCGCAACTTGAAAGACCCTCAGCGGATGTACAACTACTGGACCAGTTCGGCAGTTGAGCAGGTCGCCCTCCAGGGCAAGCAGCCCTACATCGCTGCCTCAGAGGCCATCGAAGGCTTCGAGAACTACTACGAAACTGCAAACGTCCAGAACTACAGCTATCTGCCATACAACGGTGTGGACGAGCAGGGCAATCAGATTCCCCCGCCTGCTCGAGAACAGCCGCCCGTAATGGCCGCCGCGTACATCAACGGCATGCAGATCGCTGGCGAAGAAATGAAGATGGTGTCCGGTCAGTACGACCCGGCGCAGGGTGACAACCCGCTTGATCAATCCGGCGTTGCTATCCGGATGCAACAGCGCAAGAGCGACGGCGCGACGTATCAATACACAGATAACCTAGCGAAGGCCGTGCGGCGCACAGGGAAGATACTGATCGACCTGATCCCGAAGATCTATGACACCAAGCGAGTGATCAGGATCCTCGCCGAGGACGGCACCGAGTCTGAGGTGACTATCGACCCTGATCTGCAACAGCCGATGGTCGAAGAGCAGGGCCCGGACGAAACGGTTAACCGCATCTTCAACCCAAGCGTTGGCAAGTACGACGTAATTGCGGACACCGGCCCGAGCTATGCAACGCGTCGCGACGAGGCTTTCGAAGCCATGTCGATGATGATGCAGAGCGATCCTGAGTTCAAAACGGTTGCCGGCGATCTGTACTTCCGCACCGCGAATTTCCCGATGGCAGAGGAACTTGCTGAGCGGTTCTCCAGGCTGATCCCTGACAACATCAAGGGCGAAGGTCCGCCGCCAGAACTGGTACAGGCTCAGCAGACCATCGAGCAATTGCAAGGGCAGCTCAGCGAGTCTCTGCGCGCCCTGGCTGATCTCCAGCGCGACATGAACGACAAGTCCGACTCGAACAAAATCAACGAGTACAAGGCGATCACAGAGCGCATGGACAAGCTGCTTGCACACATCGAGGCAGGCAACCCGGCACTCAATATGGACATTCTGGCCCAGACCGAAGTCGCAGCCGCGCAAGACCCTATGCCCATCCCGGAAACCGCGCCTGACGTTGGCGCACAGCCATTAATGTGAGGTGCACATGACCAACTATCTCGGCGTCGATACCGACGAAGCAAAAATCAGCAGCCTGAGCGTCGCTGGCGCTACTCCCTTGACCAAGCTTCGGGTCGCTGCCGTCTCGTTCACCCCTGCCGCGACCGCTGCGACTTCTGCTGTTGAGCAAGCCGTCACCGTTGCCGGCGCGGTAGTAGGGGACGCTGTATCGGTCACCCCGCCCGGGACTACTGCCGGCGTGGCGGTAGCGAGTGCGCGCGTCAGTGCAGCAAACACCGTTGCAGTGATGTTCGTGAACCCCACGGCTGGCTCACTGACCGCGCCGGCTGGCAGTTACGTGTTCCTGCTCGCACGCTAACCACACCAAATCCAACCAAGCCCGCCTCGTGCGGGCTTTTTCATTCCCGACTTCCGGCGGAACCGGATGCATATCTTGGAGTGATCCATGACTGACGAAGTGATTGACGTAGCAGTTGAGCCAACTGGACAGGAAGTCGAACCGGCGCAAGAGGCCGACATCAGCAGCACCGATCAGGCCGCGGTGCAGGAAGCGGAACAGCAGGAACAGCAAGAAGAACCGAAGGCGAAGAAGCCTGATGCCTGGGTTCAGAAGCGCATCGACCAGTTGACCCGCGAGAAGTACGAAGAACGGCGCAGAACCGAGGCGCTACAGCAAGAAAACGAGACCTATCGGCGCCTGCTTGAGGCCCAGAAAGACGGCGAAAAGATCGAGTTGCCGACGCAACAGAAGTCCGATCAAGACCCGTACGAACTGGCAAAGCAGATCCGCCGCCAGGAAGAGTTCAATGACCGCTGTAACAAGGCCTACGAGCAAGGCAAGACCGAGTTCGCCGACTTTGATGACAGCATCAAGAACCTCCAACTCCTGGGCCAGATCCCGCAAGACTTCCTTGAAGCCGTCACTGAGCTTGAGAAGCCGCATGCGGTGCTCTATGCCCTCGCGCAGGACCTCGACAACGCTGCACGCATCCTCTCCCTGCCACCCGTTCAGCAGGGCCGCGAACTTGAGCGCATTGCGCTGAAGGCCGCTGCCCCGAAAGCCAAACCTGTATCCAAAGCTCCCGCCCCGATTGCCCCTATTGATGGCTCTCCGTCTGTCGAAGCAGATCCGACGAAGATGTCCATGGATCAGTGGGTGAAGTGGCGCGAGTCACAACTTGCCCAGAGGTAATGCCAGATGGCCAACTCCCTTCTGACGATCGACATGATCACTCGAGAGGCTCTTCGCCTCTTCATCAACTCCAACGCCTTCCTGAAGAACGTGGATCGTCAGTATGACGACCAGTTCGCCCGGACCGGCGCCAAGATCGGCGACACCCTGCGTATCCGCCTGCCGAACGACTACACCGTTCGTACCGGCAAGACGGCTTCGATTCAGGACACCGTCGAGCAGAACCGTTCGCTCACCGTCTCTACCCAACAGGGTGTGGACCTGAGCTTCAGTTCGGCAGAGCGCGCTTTGAAGCTGGACGACTTCAGCGACCGCGTACTGCGCCCGGCCATGAACAACCTGGCTGGTGCTGTCGCTCTGTCGCTGATGGGCAACGCCGAAAGCGTCAGCAACATGATCTTCAAGGACAACGGATCGGGCGGTATCGCTACTCCCGATGCATCGACCTGGCTGCTGGCCGGCGCCAAGCTGGACAACAACAGCGCGCCGCGTGATCGCCGCAAGATCATGCTTGACCCGCTGACCCAGGCTCGCACCGTTTCGTCCCTGGCAGGCCTGTTCAACCCCCAGCAGAAGATCTCCGGCCAGTTCTCGACCGGCGAGATGTCGCGCGACACCCTCGGCTTCGACTGGTACATGGATCAGACCATCCTGAAGCGCACCAACGGCACCTTCACTGCGGGCACCGTCAATGGCGCTGGCCAGACTGGCACCACCCTGACCACCAACGCCATCACTGGCACCCTGAACAAAGGCGACGTGATCACCATCGCCGGCGTCCTGGCCGTGAACCGCGTAACCAAGCAGTCGACCGGTGAACTTCAGCAGTTCGTGGTGACTGCCAACGTTGCGTCTGGCGCCACTTCGATCCCGATCTACCCGGCGATCACCCCTGGCAACGTGGCGTATGCCACCGTTACCGCCTCGCCGGCAAACGGTGCTGCGCTGACCCTGATCGGCGGCGCTGGCGTGACCTTCCGGAAGAACCTGGCGTACTACCCGGAAGCGTTCACTCTGGCCACCGCTGACCTGGAGCTGCCGCGTGGCGTGCATGAGGCATCGCGTCAGGTGTACGACGGTATCAGCATGCGCGCTGTAACCGCGTACAACGTGACCAGCGATGATTTCATCACTCGTCTGGACATCCTGTACGGGCACACCACGCTGCGCCCCGAATGGGGTGTTGCTGTGGCAGACGTCCTCTAACTGGGACGAGCGACAAAGGGCCCTTCGGGGCCCTTGTCGTTTCTGGAGGTTCGAATGTTCCAAGAATTTCCGAAATGGAAGTACAGCGTAAGCGGCAGCCAGATTGTCCAGGACGCCGCAGAGGAGCTTTCCCTTGGATCGGGATGGTTCGACACGCCTGAGGCTGCAATCCAGCCTGCGACGCTCACCAAGGATCAACTGCTGGCCCTCGCAGAAGAGAAGGGCGTGAAAGTCGACAAGCGCTGGAGCGCTGAGAAGATTTCCGCAGCCCTTGAGGCCTGACCATGACGACCCCGAACGATCTGATCATCCTCGCCCTGAAGCAGGCAAACGTGCTTGGGGTCGGGCAGTCCGCCTCTGCTGAAGACATTCAGGATTGTTTTGCGCTGCTGAACATGATGCTCGCGCAATGGAATCGGCGTCGCTATGCGATCTATCACCTGAAAACGGTGAACATTGCATGCGATGGGAGTCAGTCGTACACCATTGGCCCGGGCGGCGATATTGATACGACTCGTCCGAACAAGATCGAGTCCGCTTATTTCCGCCAGATCATCACGTCTGAGCCGAACCAGATCGATTACCCGCTGGAGATCATCCGTGCCCGCGAGGACTACGACCGTATCTATCTGAAGGATATGCAGTCGTTCCCACAATACCTGTTCTATGACTCGGATTATCCACTGGGGAACGTCTTCGTTTGGCCCATCCCGGACAACCAGTATCGGTTGTTCCTTACCGTGATGGAGCCATTGCAGGTCTTCTCAACGGTGTACGACGAGATTGAGCTTCCGCCTGAGTATCAGGAAGCGATCATGTACAACCTGGCGCTTCGGATTTACCCAATGTACGGCCTCCCCGTTAACGACGCGGTAGTGCAACTTGCCAAGGCTTCCATAAACATCCTGGAGGCTTCGAATGTGCAAGTGCCTAGGCTGAAAGTCCCGGGTTCGCTCACCCGTGGCGGCGTCTATAACCCATATGCGGATCGCGTCCGGTGAAATTTCCTCTCACGCAAGGGGCGTATCAATCGCGTAGCGTCATCGCGAACGCCCAGCGGTGCCTGAACCTGTTCCCGGAGTCGAATACTGAGGACGCGCCGTTCCCGGTCACTCACTACACGACTCCAGGCCTTCAGTTGCGCGGAACTGCTCCAAACAACGAGCCATGGCGCTGCCTCTACGCTGCGTCCAATGGAGTTCTATATGGGGTAACTGGAGGGAAGGTCTATGCGATTGATGATGCATTTGCCTTCGAAGAGATTGGAGATGTCAACTTCGCCCCTGGGCTTGTGTATGCCGTAGATAACGGCGTTCATGTGTTTCTCGTAGATGGCACGGCAGACGGGTATACGATCAAGCTGAAGACGAACGAGCTATCGAAGGTAACTGACGGCTCGTTTTATGGATCATCGCGTATTGATATCTGCGACGACTTCTTCTTGTTCAACCGCCCCGGGACAAACCAGTGGTACATCTCCAATTTCCAAGATGTGACCTTCGATTCACTGGATTTCGCGGCGAAAACTGGTTTTTCTGACAACGTTGTAGCTGTGGCCGCGGTGAAGCGTCAGGTGTTTGTATTCGGAGAACTGACCACAGAGGTATGGTTCAACGAAGGAAATGCCACTTTCCCGTTCAGTCGTATGCCTGGAGCATTCATACAGCATGGTTGCGCCTCGGTCGGCAGCATCCAGCAAATGGATGGATCGCTTTACTGGCTTAGTCGAAGCCCTCAGGGGCACTGTGTATTCGTCAGATCTGTCAACTACGAAGCCGCTCGGATTTCCACTCATGCAATTGAGCAGGAGATAAGCAAATACGCGCGTGTTGATGATGCGATTGCATACACATACCAGCAGGACGGCCACTACTTCTATGTGGTGAATTTCCCCACTGCGGACAAAACGTGGGTATATGACCTGGCTACCCAGATGTGGCATGAGCGGGCTTGGCTCGACTCAGATGGCATAGAGCACCGTCACCGCAGTAACTGTCATGCATTCTGGAAGGGAATGACTCTGGTTGGCGATTGGGAGAATGGAAAGCTCTACCAGATGCGGACGGATGTGTATCAAGACAACGGTGCAGCTATCCGCCGAGTGCGCTCATTCCCGCACATGTTGAGTGATTCGAACCGGATCATGTACCGCGAATTAGTGGCCTCCATGGAGGTTGGTGACGGTAGGCCTGATAGCTTCGAATCTGGTGAATTGCGCCTGCGCTGGAGCGACACGGGAGGCGCTAGCTGGGGGAGTTCTGTCAGCAGTGAACTAGGTCCGCGTGGCGATCACATCAGGTCATTGCAATTCCAGCGCCTCGGATATGCGCGAGACCGAGTGTTCGAACTGTCGTGGATGGCCAACACGAAAACCGCGCTGAACGGCGTATTTCTGCGCGTGGAAGAGGCCAACGAGTGATGGACGTAAAGGCCAACATTCCAGAATTCAACACGCCGTTCATTGGGCAGGATGGCCGGGTTAACTACATCTGGTGGCAATTTCTGCTCAAGCTTTTCGCCAGGACTGGAGGCACCTCTGGTAATGACGGAGACGCTTCGCTTGAGTTGATCCGATCACTCGAGGGCAGCTCTTCTGCCATGGTCGCGTTCCAGGCTATTTCGGTTGATTCCCCGGGTGCTTATGCGCAGATTGGGCGTATGCCTAGGCCGGCCGTGTTGGTTCCCGACCAGATGGTCTACCAGCATGGAATTCACGATGCAGGGGATCTGCACGCAGTAGTTACAGCAGCAAAGAATGGCTTCATGGCGTCGGCGGACAAGTCCAAGCTGGACGGTTTTCCGAACATCACACCTGTGGCATTGACCGCCGATGCCACCATCGTCAACAGCACGGCTGATGGGAACATTCTGCAACTGACTGCGCCGGCCAGTAGCCTGGTCGTTGGTTCGACTCTCGGCGGCCGCCTCTATGCCCTTGTTAGCTCGGCTGCGGCAACCGGAACGCTGAGCGTATGGATCAAGATTGGCGCGACAAAGGTAATCACGCAGACCTTCACGATGCCTGCCTTGGGTCAGACCAATACAGGCATGTCGTACTACTTCACGGCTTCTGTGCGTACCACGGGTGCCTCAGGGACGATCCAGCTATCTGCGCTAATGACCTCGAACGGTAACGCTCTGAATGCCGGCCCCGTTGTGTCGACAGCTAGCGCGACCATCAACACAACTATTTCCAATACGTTCACCCTCGGCTGGAACTGGAGCGTCGCCAACGCTGCAAACAGTGCCACCGCGAAGAACGCTGTCCTGAGCCAGGAGAAGCTATGAGTCTCACCTACAGCGAAATGATCCGCGGGCAGTTGCTCACGGCAACTCCTACCTCCTACTACAGCGCCCCGTTGAATTCCTCCGCCTCCATACAAGCCGTGACGGCAAACAACCCTACCGGATCTGCGGTGATTGTCGACCTCTACAAGGTGCCCTCTGGATCTGCCGCCGATGCCTCCACAAAGATCGCCTCGCGCACTGTTCCGGCTGGCACGACTGTAACCCTGTTCGATGCACTGAACCATAAGCTCCAGTCGGGTACGGCTCTGTTCGCAGCTGGGAACGGATGCGGCCTCAACGTCTCTGGCGTCGAGTACATCCCGGAATGATCGCATCGCCTGATTTCGTCAGGTCGATCATTACCCATCCGGAAGTGTGGCCGCATCTCTCTGAAGATGGGGATGACCCGGCCGAATTTGAACCCGCGGACGCGATCTACTTCCGCTATAGAGACTTCGGTTTCGTCGAATTCCGAGCGTGTGGCCGTCACTGGTACCAGGCGCATATCGCGATGCTTCGTGGTACTCCACGCGTGCAGTCGTTCGCTCGGCTGTGTATGGAGATCATGCGCCGAGATCACGGAGCCCTGGCATTCACCGGCTTCATCCCGGCGACTAACCGGGCGGCACTGATCAATGCCCTGCGCTGCGGATTTAGCGAAGAGGGCAGGATGAAAAACGTTTTCCTCAAGAACGGCCAGCTGGTCGATATGGTTGTCATGGGAGCCAGATAATGGGCAGCGTCAAGAAGATCGTAGGCAGTATCACCGGTAGCACTGGAGCAGATGCCGCCAAGGATGCGGCAAATGCGCAAGCGGCAGCTGCTAACAACGCTGCACGGCTAACTCAACAACAGTTCGATCAGCTGCGCAAAGACCTGGCTCCATTTGTATCGCTGGGGACTGGTTCGCAGAACGCGCTTTTGCAGGCGATGGGCTATACGCCAACATTCAAGGATGGGCAGCTATCTGGCTTGGCAGTGAATCCTAAGGCTGCGTTGCAGCAGCAATTCAGCTTTACCGGGGAAGACCTGCAGAACACTCCTGGCTACCAATTCGCCTTGAATCAAGGGCTCCGCGCAGTTCAGAACAGCGCCTCGGCACAGGGGCTTGGGTTGTCCGGCGCTCAACTCAAAGGGGCTACGCAGTACGCGACCGGACTTGCCGATCAGACCTATGGTGACCAATACAACCGCGCCCTGAGCACCTACAACACCAATTATCAGACTGCTGCGAACAATGTGAACAACCTGATGCAGCTTCTTAACATCGGGCAGTCGTCCGCTGCTCAGACTGGCGTTGCAGGCCTTAACGCTGCGAACACTGCCGGTGGCTACCTAACCCAGGGCGCTAATGCCATCGCATCCGGCAAGATCGGGGCGGCCAACGCGTATGGAAACGCCCTACAGAGTGGTATTGGTACCGGTCTTGGGCTGTTCGCTCTCATGTCCGACCGGCGAATGAAGGTCGACATCAAGCGTGTCGGACAGACTGATTCGGGGCTGCCGATCTACACCTATCGCTACAAGGGCCACCCCACCGTTCACATGGGCGTCATGGCCCAGGAGCTTCAGGCAGTTAACCCGGACGCGGTTGTTGAGCGCGATGGAATCCTGTTCGTGAACTATGCCGAGGTGGCGTAATGGCTATCGATCCGAGCATCCCGCTTCAGGCATCAGCCGGTGGCGCCCAGAACCCTCTTGCCATGCTGTCCGCTGCAATGCAGTTGCGCGGGGCGAACCTGAACCAGAGCGCTCTTAATCAGCAGATCCAGGCAAATCAGGCGGCCTCTGCGGCGTACCAGCAAGCGACCGATCCGACTACAGGGCAGATCGATTACAACAAGCTGACCGCTCTGCTGGCGAACTCGCCTGCCGCCTACAACCTGCCGCAGATACAAGCGCAGATCGCGCAGCAGAAGAACGCGCAGCTTGAGAGCCAATCGAAGCAGTTCGAGCTTGCTCGAAAGCAAGTGAATTGGCTGAAGGGTGGCCTCGGCTCATTGCTAAACAATCCCGGGGTTAGCGGAGCGGACGTGATGAAGCTTGCTGCTGGAGGGATCGCGCAAGGCTTCCTTACGCCAGAGCAGGCCGCCGAAGAGCTTCGCTCCATGCCGTCCGATCCCCAGCAATTGCAGGGATGGCTGCGCAATCTCTATGTTCAGTCGCTCGACAGTGATGCTCAGCTCCAGGCAATCCAGCCTCAATTCCAGACTATTGATACTGGCTCTGCAATTGGCTTGGTCAATACCAACCCGTTGGCGGGCGGCCAGCAAGTTGGCCAGGTCGCCGCGTCGTTCCAGAAGGGCCTTTCGCCGGAAACCGCAACGACTCCAACCGAGATCTTCAATCCGCAAACTGGAGCGCCTGAACTAGTGACTCGGGCTCAGTTCGCCGGCATGGCAGGTGGCGCGCCGAGCGGTAGATATCCAGGGACTCCCGGGATCAATCCGATGGGCGGCGGCGTACAAGCTGCTCCTGGAATCGGCCAGACCGCAGGCGCTGAGGTGGCGGCGCGTGGAGCCGCAGAGCGCTTCAACAACCTTGCCAATGACGCCGGCAATGTGAGGAACACTGTTCAGGGATACGACGCAGCACTGGGCGCGTTGGAGAATCTTGGCCGCTCAGGCCCGGCTGTCGACAAGACGATGCTGATCAGTTCGACGCTTGAGAGCCTGGGGCTTCCGTCCGACAAGGACGCGAACGCGAACTGGCAATCTCTGAACAAGTACTTGCAAAACGCTGGAGCGAGTGCGGCAGCGCAGGCCGGCTATGGCGGCACGGACGCGGGTCGAGCCGTCTTTGGAGAGGGGCAGCCTTCAGCTAAGTCGATGAACCCTGAGGCGCTTCGTGAGGCAATCCAGTATGTGAAGGCGCAGAACCTCGGCGTTCTGGCAAAGCAAGGTGCAGCCCAGCGCTTCATCGACCAAAATGGCGGTGACTACACGAAGTACAGCCAGTTCGAAACCCGCTGGAACAAGACCTATAACCCAGACGCCATGTTCTACATGAGCCTGCCTCCTGAACAGCAAACGGGCTACATCAAAGGCCTGTCTGCGGATAAGCGCAAGAAGCTGGCCGAGAGCATCCAGAAAATGGACATGCTGGGGGCCTTCTAATGGCGAACTACGACGCTTGGATCGAAGAGGCAAGCAGAGCGCACAACGTAGACCCTGGCCTTGTTCGCCTGCTTATTGGGCAGGAGAGCCGCGGCGATCCAAATGCCGTCAGCCCGAAGGGTGCGAGGGGGTTGGGTCAACTGATGCCCGCGACGGCAGCAGAGCTAGGCGTTGATCCTACTGACCCGCGTCAAAATATCTTTGGTACTGCGCGCTACCTGTCCCAGCAACTGGACAGATTCGGCTCCGTTCCCCTCGCGCTGGCAGCATATAACGCAGGCCCAGGAACGGTTGAGCGAGTTGGCGGAATACCTGACTACCCCGAGACTCAGAACTACGTAAAGGACATCATGGCCAAATACCAAGGTGCGCAGCCTGCGTACGAGCCGTCTAGCGCTTCTGTGTCTGAGGCCCTTGCGCGACTGAACGGTGCGCCGGAGGCTGCTCCTGGCGGTGATGGGTACCAGCCTTCAAGCCAGGCCGTTGCCGATGCCCTGTCGATGTTGAGCGCGCCAGTAGACGAGAAAGCTGGCGAGCCTGTCGCACAGGCACCTCAGGAAAAGGGCCTGGGAGATCGACTCAAAGACCTGAACGCGGCCATCAACGCCCCGGCTGTCGGGTTCTTCCGTGGCATGCGGGAGATTGCAGATGCGCCGAGCGAGTGGCTTGCGAAAGGTTCAGAGGCAGCCGGAATCACGGACGCCTTGAAATCGCTTGGCATCGATATGCTGACGGGCGCAGAGCAGTTGGCCGCAAACAAGGCGCGCCGCGCAGGTTATGCGAACGAAAGCGGATCGGAGCTTGCCGGCCGCGTTCTTGGAAACATCGCTGGTGTGATGGTCCCTATGGCCGGAGCGGAATCTGCTCTTGCTGGTGGTGGGAATGCTCTCCTTGGGGCGCTGTCGAATTCGCCTAGAACTGCATCGGCACTCCATGGCGTCGGGAACTTCCTGTCCGGTCAGGGAGGGGCGCTCTCCAAGGCGGCATATGGCGCAGCGCAGGGAGCTGGATCTGCCGCGCTTATGTCTGGCGCGAGCGACTCTCCATTGGAGAACCAAGTGGGCGCCGGGGCGGCTATTGGCGCAGTAGCAGGCCCCATCGTGTCGGCCCTGGCGAATCCAGTTTCGCGCCTTGTATCTCGAGCCAGGGGAGCGGTTACTCCTAACTCTGCCATTCAGAACAACGCTGATGAGGTCATGGAGCGCGTCAGGGTGACTCTTGAAGGTGGGGGCACCGACTTGTCACAGATCCCTCAAGGCATTCTTCGAGGCGTAAGGACGCAGGTTGAAAACGCCTTGCGCGCTGGCCGACAGATTGATCCTGCGGCTCTCGCCAGGCAAGCGGAGTTCGAGGCGCTGGGTATTCAGCCAACCCTTGGGCAATTGACCAGAGATGCCGGGCAGTTCACCGCCGAACGAAATATGCGCGGTATCGCAGGCGCCGGAGAGCCACTAGCTCAGCGATTTGCCGAGCAGAACAACCAGCTCATGCAGGTCCTGGGGCGGATGGGTGGCGCCGATGCTGTTGAGGCCGATGCTGCCGGGAACGCTCTGGTCAACCGCCTACAGGCCTTGGACATGCCCCGCCGTGAAGCTGTCAATCAGGCGTACCAATCTGCCCGGGATTCTGCCGGTCGCTATGCCAACATCGACGTTCCTACGTTTAGCCAGGCTGCAAATCAGGCGCTCGACGAAAACATGTTGGGGCGCTGGTTGCCGGGGCAGGTGCGGGACATGCTGAATGACATCAGTAGCGGTCGCATTCCCCTCAACGTCAATACCGCTGTCCAGGTCGATAGCGTCATGAGTGAAGCGCAACGCGCTGCCACGCGGGCGGGGGACTCTGCTGCTGCACGGGCGGTTGGTGTTGTTCGCGACGCACTCCAGGCTGCGCCCGTGGAAGAGGGTGCAGGAGCCGCAGCAAGGGCACAATTCGATGCTGCCAGAGGGCTGGCACGAGCCAGATTCGCCGAGATTGAGGGTATACCTGCGCTGCGCGCGGCACTGGATGATGCGCGCCCGGATACATTCGTGAAGAACTACATCCTGAATGGGGATCCGCGCGGCGTTACCGCTCTTGGTCGGTATATCGCAGAAGACCCCGCCGCCATGCAGACCGCTCGTTCGCAGATCGCAGCGCATCTTCAGGAAAAGGCGTTCGGACGCAATACTGCGGGTGATGCAACGTTCCGCCAAGATGCATATAACAAGGCGCTCCAACAGATCGGAACCAACAAGCTATCGGCGTTCTTCTCACCAGAAGAGGTTCAGCAACTACGCCTTGTCGGGCGAGTTGGGGCGAATATCAACGCCCAGCCGGTCGGGTCGGCAGTCAACAACTCGAACACCGCCGCTGCTGCTATGAATCTGCTCTCTGAGATGGGCGGATTTAGCAGCTACCCGGGCATCAACGTGGTCAGGGAGAGTTTTAGAACCTTTTCGAACGAAAGGGCTGCGCGCAATGCGTTGCTACCGCGTCTTGAGAGGGTTCAGACCGATCCGGCAGATGCAAATGCTCTGATTCGTTTGCTCACCTCTGGAACAAACTCCCGCATCACTTCCGAGCAACCGCCTCGGCAACGACAGCAACAGAAATAAACGCCCAGTAAAGCCACGCGTTAAACTCCGTAAAGTCAAACATCGCATAAATAACGTCTTTCGCTACTTGCGAGAGATAGTCCATATATTGCCTCTAAAAAGGTATTCGCCATGACACAACTGTTGCCAAACGGCAAGCAGCACTTTGTCGACAACAACGGGCATCCGCTCGTTGGTGGTCGGGTCTATCATTACTACGTTGGGACCAACACGCCAAAAGACACGTATCAGGATAGCGGGCAGACGATACCAAACACAAACCCCATCGTTCTGGACGCTAGAGGCGAGGCATCAATTTATGGGTCTGGGCCATATCGCCAGGTATTGACCACATCATCTGGCGTTACGATTTGGGATCAAGTCATCCTAGACCCTTCATCTGCTGTTGGTGGTGACCTAGACGCGTTCAAGGCTGATCTTGCCAACAACACCGATCCTCTAAAAGGGGCTGGTCTCGTAGGATTTTCCAACAGCGCTGTTTACGCAGACGGTACGGTTGGCGATGGTATTCGCGAAATAAACGCCAAAATTGGCGTGATAGTTACCGATTACGGTGCGAAAGGCGATGGCGTTACGGACGACACGGCATCTATCCAGAGTGCGATTGCCGCAGCAGGGGAATATAGTGATGTAATATTCCCTGAGGGCACCTACCTAATCACCTCTACACTCACGTCGTTGACTGGCCAGCGCTGGCTTGGAAGGGGTGGTCAACGAGGGACTACCCTCAAGAAGGGCGCCAACATCGACATGGTGGTAGTAGGTACGCTTTCCACCATTCTTGATATCAACCTGGAAGGTGTTGGTGCTACCTATACAGGTAAGGGGTTCCGTATCGTCTCTGGATTTAGCCAAACGATCACCCGGTGTCGTGCGGTAAACATGGGTGGTGAGCCTCTTTACTTCGACAGTAACGCGGGCGGAGGGGCTAACGTAACAGTATTCGAAGGGTACCCTGTCGATACGGATGCTTATGCTGGCTGCGCTATTGCGGAAGATACTGCTCCTCATCCTCGGTTCTTCCGTGGTATGTGGTTGAGCGGTGCTAACTTTGCCCTTGGCCCTGGTGCAGGTAATGGTGGATCGATGACTCAATTCTACATTAGGGATTTGAGGTTTGATCCTACTTCAACTCTGTTCCACATTTCCAATGGACGTTGTGCAACTCAAGGAGCCACGACAACTCTTAAGGGTTACGATCACTCAATCGATGGTGTTGCTTTTGCAGGTCCTGTCGCACTTGACTCTGCTCAAGGTATCAACCTCGGTCCATCTTGCTCTGTACCGTCACTCACGGAGAACGCGACCAACTCGCAATACAACTCCGTCTATGTACAGCGTAGGACCTACACCCCAACTTGGACGCAGACTAGCGCCACTCCTGCAATTGGCAATGGTACCTTGACTGGTAACTATGTTCGAGCTGGTCACATGTGTCATGTGCAGATTGAGTTGGTAGCAGGTTCGACTACAACCTTCGGGGATGCAGCGTCAGGTTATAGGTTCTCCCTTCCGTTCCCTGGCCACCTTTCTTTCAACCAGAGAGGGTTTCCTGTGCGGATCTATGATACGAGCGCTGGTGCGGATTTCACTGGGTGGGCATCCATTGGCGCAGGTCAGGACTACATTACTATCTCCGTGGGAGCGCAGCTGGTCCGCGCCACGTCGCCCATGACGTGGGCGAACGGCGACACCTTACAGTGTTCGTTCTCCTATATGACACGCTAGCGCCGTTGTGCCATGATCGCCGGTCCTCACGGCGGCAGCCAGTCAGGGCGCGCCTGGATTGCGCTGCGGATTGATGATTCAGTTCGCCCGAGCAGCTTGGCAAGTTCTGGCACATGGATGATTTCAGGTTCCATCATTGCTTGGCTCCTTCTATGGCTGCGTCGATTACAGCGTCGAGACGTTCTCCGAACAGATGCGATGCTCGGTCGCGTACAACCACATCTCCGCACTGCTTCTGCCTCAATGCGCGATACCGCGCAGCATCCTTCGCCATGCGCCGAATCTGCTCTGGAATGCTGACATCGCCGCCGTCTGGAGGGTCCATGTAGTAGGTGCCAGGCAGGGCGCTTGCGCACTCCTTCAAGCCCTGCACCAACCACTCGCAGTGTTTCTGCGTGTCCTTGTGGGCGCAGTTCTCCGCCTTGAGCCGAGCGCTCAGCAGATCAACCTCGGCAATCAGCTTGAGGATGGCTTGTGGATTGGCGGCGGCACGGAATGCGGAGTCTTCGCCGCCGGCTCCGGATGGATTGGCGATGTACCGCTCCGCCAGCTCCTTCAGCTTTTTGATATCGGTCATGGCTTGGCTCCTTCCAGGGCTGCTCCGATGATCCTTTCGATTTCGTCGCAGTGCTCGTAGATGTCATTCGGGTGGCAGCCGTTATTCAAGCCGCTGACCATGTTCACGAGATCGCGGGTAAGTGGGCGGAGATTCCCGTCTACCTCAGCTTGAACGGCATGTAGAGCTCCCCGCAGCGCATCGTTCTGCGCCCTCAGCCGGTCGCGCTCTTCGGCTCTACGCTTGGCGGCCTCGCGCCAATACCCACATCCGCCCGGATGCTCGGTGCATGCGGATAACTCGTCGTTCAGCCCGTCGATCTCGTCCAGCAGGGCGAGGATGGTGTTAGGATCAGTCGCGCAAAGGAACTCTGCATCTGCCATCACAGACGGTCCTGACATTGCGCCGCTGACTGTGCAGATGATCATTCCATTCCCGGCG